AGTAATCAGGAATACGATGACTACCTTACACAGAATAAGAAAGAGAAAGCACTTAGGGAGAGGCACCTTGAGAGAAGAAACGCAAATAAAGGATTTGAAGGATGGCATTTCGGTCTTGGGGATAAGCCCGTTTATACTAAGGATAAAGAGGCATTCAAAAGAGAATTGGAGAAGCGTGGTTTAGTGATGAAGGATGACGTCAAGCGAGAGCTTAGATGAAAGGAGAACGCTATGACATTTAAAGCGGAGGAGTTAAGGGATGAGTTGAGACCACCTGTTGAGGGAGAAAAATCGTTATTGTTGAGGATTAATCCTGGGCATAGACCAGAAGTAGTATTCACAGGGATGTGGACAGGTAAATATATCAAGGCGGCTATGGATAGCATCGCTAAAAGTTATAGAGTTTTTGGAAGAGGAATACGGCGACAGGGTGCAACTCCCACCCCAAAAGTGGAGACTACACAAACTCAGCCAACGGCTGAAGGGAGGATATAATGGGCGAAGTAGATAAAGATGGTAAACCAATTGGCGATCAGGGTAAGGACACTGTTTCTAAGGTGGATTTTGAAGCGAAGGTTGGGGAGTTGACGAAAGCACAGCAGGAACTAGAGGATATGCGGTTAGAGGTTTTCAGTCCAGAGTATCTAGAGTTTTTGGATGCAAAGGATAAGGGTGGAAAGTCAAAGGGAGATGAGGGTAAACTCAAAGAAGAGGGTAAACCTGATTTCTCTAAGATGTCTCCTGAGCAAGTATATCAAAAGGCAAAGGAAGATGCTAAGGCTGAACTTAAGGCAGATATTGATGCAGCTAGAACAGATGCAGTGTCTACCGTTGGTAAGGAAACCCGAGCCCGTGAGGTTGCATCTTTTGCTAGAACTCATGAGGACTTTGAAACCTATAGACCGATAATGTATGGTATATCTCTAGACCCTAAGAACAAGGACCTCAGTTTACAGGAACTGTATGATGCATCAAAGGCACACGTTGCCCGCATCCATACAGAACCCAGTAAAGAGGAAAAAGAACGTCAAGCTCGAATGTCTAGTGAGAAACCTGGTGGAGACACCCAAAGCTTTGAAAAGTATAAGAAGATGACCCCTGAGGAAACAGCAAAAGAGAGTTTGCAAGAGGTTAAAGACAAGCTTGGTCCTATCCCACAAGCATAGATAGGAGATATTCATGGCAACTCCAACGATTACAGAATATCTGAATACCCTATATACAACTACCTGGGCAAAGCGGCGTGCTGGTATAGTGGATCAGGTGTTTGAGGAAAATAAACTCTTGGCTTTACTTAAGTCCAAGGGTATGGTGAAGTTTGAATCAACGGATGGGCGTAGATTAGAGATACCCCTCCGTGTAGCAAAGACCTCTACTGCTAAGTTCTTTGGGAAAGGTGCAACGTTTACGATCACTGATTTTGATCCGTTGACGATTGCATATGATTACTGGAAGAACCTAGGTGATCAGATAGTGCGGTATTGGACAGATGATAAGGCGAATGGTGGAAAGGAAACTGCTCATATTAAGATGATGAATGCTAAGATTGACACCGTGCGTGAAACCCTTAATGAAAAGGTTGAGGATGCACTTTGGGCAGATGCTGGTGGAAGTTCGGTGGATAACTATAATGGGATACCTTATCTCATTGATGATAGTCCCTCCACTTCAGTAACCGTCCATGGTATTAACCAGTCTACTGCAGTAACTTCTGCAGGTATATATTACTGGAGAAATCAACAGAAAACCAGTTCTGGTGCATTCAGTGTATATGGCGAGTCAGACCTAACCAATGCCTATAATACGGCTAGTAGATGGGGTAAAACCGATTGTCTAGTATCTGATCAGGTAACCTATGAACTTGGTGAAGCAGAAGCATTGGAGCGGGTAAGGGTAGTAAATAAGGAAGCTGTTGACCTAGGATTAGACCACATTACCTTCAAGGGTAAGATTTGGATTTGGTCACCAAAATGCACGACTGGCTATACTTATCTTATAGACAGAAGTCATTTGGGATTTTCTATTGACCCTGCAGTGAATATGGTTATGGGTCCTTGGAAGGAAATACCAAACCAGTTTAACGATGTGGTTTGCCAGATTGTCCAAAGAGGTCAGGTGTGGGTGGATAAGAGGCAGTGCCACAGTGTGGTAACTGGTCAGGCAGCTTAACATGGTCCTTGGGAGGGGTTACGGCGGTAACCTCTTCCTCGAGGAAGCCAATCCAATAAGGAGGAAACAATGGCAGATATAACTAGTAAATTTCAGGGAAACGTTGCAGATGAAGAGATGCAGAATTGGCGTGGTGACCAGGTTACTGTAGCTCAAGGTGGTCAGTCAATTTTTAATTCTTCGTCTGTGCAGTTAGCAGAGTTAGGTAGTAGGAAAGTGGTTGGTGATAGAGTGTTTAGGTATGGAAAGGCACTGCAGGATATTGCTGCGGGGTTTGTGGTTGAGTATGGTGGGGAAACCTTGAACTCAATCGCGGTAGGTGGAGCTGTAACTCAGGGTTCAGGTTTGAAGACATTTACCATTACTGCAGCTACGGCAATTTCTGCTAATACCTATGCAGATGGTTACCTCATTTGCAAAAAGGGAGCAACAGATGGAAACCTGGGTATGATGTACCGTATCAAGTCTAATGCTGTAGGTGCAGCTGGGGGAACCTGTAAGCTCACACTCTATGACCCAATAGCATATGCAGTTCAGTTAACGTCTACATGGCAAGTTGCCCAAAACCTTTACCTCAACGTTATTTCTGCAATCTTGACACGGGCGGCGATTGGTGTTGCTCCAATTGACGTTACAACTGGTGATTACTTCTGGGTGCAAACATGGGGACCAGCTCCTACATTGGGAACGGCAGCAGCAGGTGCTCAAATAGCGGCGAGTGTTTCTGGAAGAGCCACATTGATTGGAACAGCAGGTCAAACACCAATTGGAGTTGCTGTTACACCAATGTCGGCGGCAGCAGAATACGGTGTATCGTTTATAACGATTGCACCATAAGATTAACATACTCGAGAGGGAGAGCCAAAGCTCTCCTTCTCCTGAAATCTAAGGAGATAGAAATGGCGAAGGTAAAAGAGAATAAGGCGATACCCAAGATACTGATTGGAGTTCCAATACTGGCATGGACTCATGAGTTTGCGACCAGTTTCCTTAACTTCTGGACAGATTTGATGACCTGTAAATACCCAGGAGTTAAGTTCCATGTAGGTTACGAGTTCATGTATAGAAAGCCTGTTCACATGGCTGAAGAGGCACTTGCAGAGCATGCATTAAACACGGAGTGTTCACATCTGTTGTTAATGGATGATGATATCTATGATATTACATCTAAAGACCTTGTTGCATTGCTACAGGCGAATAAAGATGTAGTTAGTGGGATAATGCATGCTAGTGGGTTTCCTTATGCTATGTGTGCTTTTAGGCGGTATGACCATAACACTAAAGTTGCTGACCAGCCAATACTGAGAGGTCCAGCAAGATTATATGAGATACCACCTGAGCAGAGAAAGGGACTTCAAAAGGTAGATCTTGTTCCCTTTTGCTTTACCCTCATAAAAACTGAGGTCTTTAGGAAACTTAGGAAACCATGGTTTACTTGTAATACTCAAGCTCCAACTGATAGTTGGTTCGCGGATACAGTATTATCTAAAGGGATGGAGTATTATGCTCACTTTGATGTTTGGGTAAACCATAGGGGAATTACACGATTCAATGTGGGTAAGTGGGCGGAATTGGGTATGATAGACGCTCAGAGTAAAAACTCTGGAAACATCGTTCGAATATCTCCTGAGGAGATGAAGAGGCATGAAGTAATGATGAGAATGAAATTAGAGGAAGCAGAAAAGTTAGCAAAGGGAAGAGCAATAGGAAAACAACAATTTTTTGCTAAAGATGATAAAGGTGGGATAGCAACCCCGATAGGTAAACGGTGATGTTATCGACACTATGGGAGGATTAAGATGGCGTTTTCACAGACAGTGGTTAGTCCTATGAAGGGGGCTGAGAGAATCAGCCGAAGCTTAGGGGTATATGCAGGAAAGATTACAGTCTCCAGTTATGCTACTACACTCGTAGAGTGCACAGCAATCACCAAATACTTTGTGGATATATCCAGCACGGAGACAGCTGCGTCACAGTTTCCTAAGGGAATTGTATCATGCGTAGCAGATGGGATAAGTGAGTCTGGGTTTGCGTTTAGATGGGATGCAACAACAGGAGCATTTAGATGCTACTATCCTACTAATATTGCTTCTACTTCATTTCAGATTGCTGTGAATAGTAACGTGGGTGCAGGTGCAGCTCTTCTGTTTGCAAGTGGTGGTGGAGCAGCAGCTCTTCATGCTACAAGTGCGGTGGGTAATATTCTTGTTGCTAGAGCAGCAGCAATGGCAATAGGAAGTCAGGCAACTGCAAATGCTGCAGTAGGAAGTGTAAACTTTGTGGCAATTGGGTTTGTTAGGTAAAACTACAGGGCGGTTAATAGCCGCCCTTGTTTTTATTATAGGAATAGGAATGGCAAATAAAGTAACTAATAAGTATAAACAGGAACTAGCGAAAGTTCCTTTAAAGGGAAAAGCCTCTTTATATGGTGGAGGTGAAAGGTTAAATAAAAAGACAGCATATGGGTATGATTTTGATAAAGATGATCCAACACAAGCTGCAGGTTGGGATTATCCGCGTGATACTCGATTGTTAATTAAGTCAACAAAGACTGGAAAGTCGATAAGAGTAAGAGTTACTGATATTGGACCAAACAGAGATTTATACCCAGATAGAGTTGTTGATTTGACTCCTGCAGGGTTTAGAGCTCTTGGTCACGATGAAAAAGAAGGACTAGCAGATGTTGAAGTTACCGAGGAAAAGAGGGGAGAGGGTAAAACTGGGGCTGAATTATATCGTGCTTATAAGGAAAGGCGAAAGTTAAAAGCGAGAAAAAGATAAATGGCAGGAATGACTAGAGTTCAGATAGTAACGGAGATATGTGATATAGTGGGTAAAAACCTTGGGGCTAGTGCTCCATCGGGAACCCTTCTTCAAGATAGAGTAGTTAATTATCTAAACTGGGCTCAGAGGAGAATTGCTAACCACTATAGTTTCTATGAACTACAGCAGGTAAAAGAAAATGCAGCTACTGCAGTTAGCGTAAAGACCTATCCCCTGGAATCAGGAGATAGCAATCTGGGTCTTTCTAGAGTGGCGTCTGTAAATAGTGTCCGCTTGATTGATGGGGAGAATTCGAGGAAACTAGACTTCTGGCACTATAGAAAGTTTGATAAGTGGTATCCTAGACCAGAGAACTTTGCAACTGGAAGACCACGGATTTACACAAGGTGGGGAAATTCTCTTATCCTATTTAAGATACCAGGTGCAGTGTATACTCTGCATATAAGATATGGACAGTATGCAAATAACCTAACTAGTGATGCACAGTTACATGACTTTGGAGAAGACAAAGACCACTTACTCCTTACGGCTGGAGTCTTAGAAACCTATCTTGCACTAGAGGAGTATGCTGATGCTAAGATTTGGTATGAACTCTTTGTCGGTCAGGTGACGGATGCGGTGAGGGCTGAAGGTGATGAGGATTGGGAACCTCAAGCTCAACCATTTGGTGAAGGTCCAAGATATCAATCAGGAGAACCTTGGCTAGATCCCTATGCAGGATATGGAGACCCATTACATAACTATCCAGAATAAGGAGGAATTATGGCACGTGGAGCTTTTTCTTACAGACCAATTAGCACAGTAGGTGGAGCAGGAATAACTGTAGCAGTAGCAAGTGGTCAGTTGTTTGGGGGTTTCTTCCTCAATGGTAGTGCGGGTGGAGAGACACTTACTATTAAAGATAGTGCTACCACTATAGCAATTACATCTGCTGCAGCAAATGTGTTTATC